GGCGCGCCGTCACTGCCGGAAAGGTAATCGTAGGAAACACCGAAGAGGTCAGCGATTTTTCCGAACACCTCAACGCTGGGTGAACGCTGGCACTTCTCCAGCTGCGTCACGGACGCGCCGGAGATACCAAGCGCATTACCAAGCGCCGCAACGGAAAGCCCTGCTTGCTTGCGCAACGCCAAAAGGCGGGAAGCAAATTTTTCTCGTGAAAACATTGCAAACCTCTTGACATCAACGCAAAGTTGATGTATAATGTAAACAAGCAAGCGGAAAACACTTGCCGAGAGTTGATGAGAAGGGAGCAACAATGAGAACCGCATTAAAGCGGGTCAGAGCCTTACAAGGCTGGTCGCAAGCCGATGTTGCAAAGCAACTCGGAATTACGGTACAGGCTTATAGCATGATTGAGACTGGGAAGCGTGACCCATCCTATCCTGTGTTGGTAGCGCTGGAGGACGTATTTCACACTTCCCATCGAGTACTACTGAGAGAGGAGTGACACGAAGATGCCACACGCAGACCCGGCAGGATGCGTCGCAATCATCGCCGCGCTATGGCTGATTAACGAGGTGGCAACCTACATCGCCGTAGAACGCGAAGGACGACGCGAAAACAGAATCCTGCACAAGTAGGATAACACACGGAGGGAACGAAAATCAAACACCCCCTCCCGAAGAAGAAAGAAAATCAATTTTTTTAGCGAAGAAACTTTACTGGTTGTAAAGTCGGAGAAGGGAGAAAAGTTGTCGAACATCCGGGAATTTGCAGAACGACGCGGGTTAAAAATGGCGGACATCGCCAGAATCACGGGAATCTCCGAATCCATGTTGTCGCTGATTGATAGCGGCAAGAGGAACGTAACACCAAACACCGCAAAGAGGCTTGCGCCGACACTTGGAGTGAATTGGTGGGAACTCATCGACTAACAGCGCGAAAAGCGCAAAGATAGAAAGGGGTATCACAATGAGCGATGAAGTTATCAAGGTGCGAATCGCGTACCGTCTGCTGGACGAGTACGGAAAGGACATTCAGAGCCAGTGCCTGGACGGTTGCGTATCGCGCGGGGACGCGAACATGGCGATTTTCGCCATCCGCCAGAGCGCGAAGAAGCTGAAAGCCATGACGCGCGACGAGTTCGCGAAGCTGGGGGACTGGGACTACATCAGCGAGGCATATGGCGTATATGAAGCCGTGATGGAAGACCTGCTGTTGGCGGTTAAATATGAGTTGGACAAGATGGCGGATGCCGTCTAAGGGAGGGAAAAGAAAATGAAAATCCTGAATCTTGAGAAAATCGTGCCGGACGCGGAAGCCCGAAAGGAACTCTTTGAGCAGCACATGATGGAAACCACGCTTCGGCTCAACGCGCCGCGCATCATCCGCGCACTCGACAACGCTTGCGACAGCAAGCGCACCGCCGACCGCATTTGGAAGATTATCTGGATGGACGTTCGGAGCGGGAAGGTGAAGGACTACGGAGCATTTCAGAAGGTTTTCCCCGGCGAATTTGATGCCTACGTTGCATACGGCGACATCATGAATAAGCTGCTTGAAGAAATCAGCGACAAGATGGGGGCGCTTTGGAATGACTGACTTCCAGCGTGCAACCGGGATAACGATGCAGCCGGAGGAAGGCGAGGGGCTGCGGTGGTGTCCCATCGACGCGGTAATCGTAAAGCAGATTCGCAACCATCTGGGAGACAGCGCCGCAATGCGCATCGTCTACGACGCAGTTTGTAACATGGCGGGCATCAACACGCCGGACGACATTACAAAGTTGACGTTTGAGCGAGCGTATAGCCGCGCACTGTCCGAGACGGGGCGGTATCAGGCGGGGGAGATTGACGCACAGGGCAATTTCATCGCGGAGGTAATCGCGACGGCTTTCGCCTTTGCGCCTAATGAAATAATAACACAGAAGGCGGTGAAATAAATGACCGAATTTGGAGGGAATGAGCTGCGGAAAGCACGAGAAAATGCAGGTATCCGGCAGTGGCAAATCGCAAGCGAAATCGGGGTTTGTGAAGCCCTGATTGGACGCTGGGAGCGAGGCGAAGCGTTCCCGTCGCCAGACGACGTTGACCGACTGGAAATCGCCTATAAAGCGCCGGGATTGTGGCACAAGTGGATGTTATCCAACTGCGATAGCTACCGCCGACATTATCGCGGCGTAGATGAGACAACGACGGCGGGGAGCGTTCTCCGAGGACGGTTCGCGATTGAGGACGTGATGTGCTTGCAAAGCGCAATTGAGCGCGACGTGTCGGAAGACGGGCGCATTGATAACCCGATTAACCGAGATAAGTACGAGGAGGTTCTGCGAAAGGCAATCGCCTGTCTGACGGACACGCTTGCCCGAATCGAAAAGCGAGGTGGCGCGAAATGACGCAGTACCTCAACACCGAGCGCGTCGCCGAAATTCTCTGCATCAGCAAGGAGAGCGCCCGGAAATTCATGCGCGAAATGCCGCACGTCTACATCGGAGGCAAGGCGCACGAAACCATCCGCGTCACTGTCAGCGACTTTGAGCAGGAGATGGAGCGCCGAAAGCGTTACCCAGCGCAGGAACAGGAGAACGAGGTCATCCGCCAGCGGAAGAAGCGCAACGACCTTGTGGCACGCGGGCTGATGAACCCTGACGGCACAATCGCCCGGAGAAGGGCATAAAAAAAGCGCCCGTGCCGCGGGTACAAAGCGCGAACACGAGCAGACAGAAAGGGTAAGTGGCGGTTAAGCCACTTACATTCTAACACAAGTAAGGAAGGAAGTCAACAACATATATGGAGCAGTTTATCAACGAAATCGAGGAAAACGAGCAGGGAGAACGCGCGGGGTTTGTCATCGACAACGACCAGAAGGCGGACTGGGCGGTTCGCCGCATCGCAGAGCTGGAAGCCGACACGCAGAAATGGAAGGACTACTACAAGGCGCAGAGTGAGCGCGTGGCGCAGTCCAATCAGCAGAGCATTGACTACTTCACCGCCCTGCTGGAAAGCTACTTTGACACCGTTCCGCACAAGGCGACGAAGACCAGCGAGAAGTACAAGCTGCCGAGCGGCGTTCTGGTTCGCAAGGCGCAAGCGCCGGAGTACGAGCGCGACGATGCGCAGATTATCGCGTGGTGTACCAAGAATGCGCCGTCCTGCGTGGAGAATGTGCCGAAACTGAAATGGACGGCGCTGAAAGGGCTGATTACAGAGAACAACAGACAGGCGATTGATGAAATTACGGGCGAAGTCGTCCCCGGCATCAAAATCATCCCGCGCGACCCGGTTTTCGCGGTGCAGAAGGGGTGAGCAAAATGGCAAGACGCTGCTGCCTGTGCGGGGCATATCTGGATAGCGGGGAGCGCTGCGACTGCGGATGCAGCCAAACGGACGAAGTGCCGCGAGGGTGCAGGAAGCCCGTGCGAAGGGTTGATGAAGCCAGCCGAACGGGAGAGGATTGGCGCTGGGAGAAGTACATAAACGAGCAGTATCAGCGATGGTACGAGTGCTGACAGGAGGAACGAGCATGGAAAACGGACAGATTTACGCCGCAATCAGCGCGGCGATGGCGGACATTTCCGCAATCGGCAAGGACAAGTACAACCAGCAGCAGGGTTTTAAGTTCCGCGGCATCGACGATGTGATGAACGCCTTGAAGCCCATCCTGACGAAAAACAAGATTTTCACAGTCCCGCAGGTTTTGGAGCAGACGCGAGAAATCAAGGTAACGGCGAAAGGTGGAGAACTGCGGTACAGCCTCCTCAAAATCGCGTTCCGCTTCTACACCACCGACGGCAGCTTTGTCGAGGCGGTGACGCTGGGCGAAGGCATGGACAGCGGCGACAAGGCAAGCAACAAGGCAATGGCGATTGCTTACAAATACGCGCTTTTCCAGGTGTTCTGCATCCCGACCGAGGAAATG